CCATTACCGATAAAACAGTTAAAATATACAATCATGGATAAAACTCCTTTTGAAGATTTCGACTTTTCCAGTTTTTGGGCTAATAACGAATACGCTCAAAAATATTATATAGGTACAATACCTACAGATAAACAAGTTGAAGAGATTGAACGTGAATTGGGATATAAATTACCTCAATCTTATATTGCGCTGATAAAACAATGTAATGGTGGTGAACCCATTAATAAATGCTTTCCAACCCAAACTCCGACTTCTTGGGCAAACAACCATATTGCGATAAGTGGAATTATGGGAATAGATAAAGATAAACCTTATTCTCTCTGCGGAGAAATGGGAAGTCGTTTTTGGATTGAAGAATGGGGCTATCCAAACATTGGCATAGCAATCTGTACCACACCTTCTGCCGGACACGATATGATATTTTTGGATTACAGCAAGTGCGGTTTAACTGGAGAACCAAGTGTTGTACATATTGATGAAGAAAACGATTATAAGATTACTACACTTGCAGCAAGTTTTGAGGAGTTTATTCGTGGACTTGTTAATTCAAAAGACTTTGAAAGTTAAATCATCGGTAACAAAGCGTGATAACGCTTACAGCGTTCCCCGCTTAACCATTAATGGTAATTGAATATGATAGACTATTTATATTATAGGTTTTATAGATTATGGCTTCATTCTTCTTTAGCAGAAGGAGCCGTATTTATGGCAATGCTTCTGTTTTCGGTCATATTAAGCACCAATATTTTAACCGTATGGGGCATATTAACCCAATACGGAATTGGTGAATACCCGTCCGATACTCAATACTATATTATTGAGGGTAGTTTAATAGTATTGTTGAGTGGTACTTTTTTCTTCAAGAAAAGATATAGAAGAATTATAACTAAGTATGAGAACGAAAACACTATGCAAAGTAAAGCCGGAGCATGGATACTTACAATATATATAGTAGTAACCTTGATTGGCTTTTTTATAGAAGCATTATACCGACAAGGAAAAATATAATTCACCATTAACGAAGCAGAATAACGGGCAAGCCGTTCTCTGCTAAACCATTATAAACCCTAAATAATAACATGGAAATAAATATAATAGCAAATAGAAATTGTATTATAAAATTCGTAAACGATTTTTTAACGAGTAATCATCTGATTTTTTTTGATTGTAGTAATTATGAAAAAGAAGGTTTTATTTGGGGGGATATTCTCGATATAAAAGACTTTATTAATAGAGATATTCTTATCAATATTGGCTCTAAGGCTGATTTTGAACAAAAAATAAAACTGTTATCTCACCGCCCTTGTGTTGAGGACAAAAGAGATTTCATTTATATGACTAATTTCTGGTATAAGAAAGAAATTAAGATAACTGATACCTCTTTTATTTGGAATCCGCAACAAAGTCTTCATGCTAAATGCAATGGAATTGCTTTGAAAAAAAGAATAAGAGAATCATTTAATCAAGGAATGGAAACATCTGATAATAGATATAATAATTACAATAAGATATTTCATAAATATTATTGGTCAAATGAAGTGAATAATTATTTGGATAAATTATATTATAGTGGTGGTATAATACCAATACAACCACTATCTACTAAATCGGTTTTATAACAAGGTCGAGATAACAGCTAAACGCTGCCCCTCACCAAACCATTAACATCAATAGCATACATATATGAATAATGTAACAAAAGTAAGAATTATATATGAATGTAGCATTATAGGTATTGTCCTGCTGACATTCTTAAAAGGTATGTTTCCTTATATGGGAGCATGGTGGCAAGCTGCCCTTATGGCTTCACTCGTAGGACTATGGTTTTCATTGTCTTATCTGAAACAGCATAATTATAAATGGGGTTTCAATTATATAGGAAATCATTTATACATCAGCCTGTTGTTGAAAGTACAGAAATGGTTTCAGAATGCTACAATCATAGCCCTAATGATACCTTTATTCTTAAAAGACCTCTTGTATAATCAATATTGTTTTTTAGCATATATATTGCTCGTAGGTATGTTTTTAGGTGTGAAGCTGGCTACTTACACAGTAGAGTACGCTATATATAAAAGTAAATTTCATTGGTAACAACAAAAGATAGCATCTAATGATGCTCCTTTCTAACCATTAAATAAACAATGAGTTCGCCCACTATCTTTTATAATCTTGGAAAAATTACAGTTTGGCTTTGGTGCAGACTGATTAAAAAGAAAAATATCAAATACAGCAATATTATATTTCAATATTCAGATTGGCTGTTTTGGAGTATCGGCTTGGGAATTGGAATATTAATAATAGTATGTGGTTACTTTCTGCTTATCCAGCTTGAAAGCTAAAAAACAATTATGAGTAGCCTTATCACAGTAAAGAGATTTGGAAAAGTTCTAATATGGGTATGGCACAGATATATAAAGAAAGCCGCCATTCCTTATGAAGAACTTGATTTCCATTATTCGGATTGGGTCTTTCTCTTGACAGGTCTTGTCTTTTTTGGAATTGTACCGGGTATCACCCTGCTTTATTTTGCATTTTGGAGAACATAATTCATCGAATATATGAGCAAAAGAATAGAAAAGACCGACAACTATTTTGAACGGGTGAAACAACGTGCCGACCGGACGAATTATAGGTATTACCTTTTTGACTACCTGTATTTCAAGGGAGAGGCTTGGGGTAGGAAGTGGGGACGGATGTCAGGCTTCACGCTGCTACTTGCGTATTGGTGGTGGTTGGTGGTTCTGCCCGGCGACATTCTTCTGCGCAACAGCGTATGGTCGCATTTACGTTTGGGTTATTTTATCGCAATGTTTTTGTTTTTTTGCATATTCATCCTTGTCCGATACCGGAAAGCCCGTGTGTCGGCACTGATGAGCCACTACCGCCGCTCCAAACGTATTGGCACAGCGCAGTTATTTTTCCTCTACCTGCTGCCCGTTGCGCTTTTCTTCTTGGAAGCATGGCTGTTCGACAAATTGGGCTGGGCGGATGGCTGGAAGTGGTAACGAATCGTATAATCATTCATATAGAAAACATCAGATATGGAACACCGGATTACATCACTGCTGCTATCCGCTCCCGAAGCGGGGCTGGAAGCGTCCTGCAAGGAGTTGGACAAGAAAGTAACGTGGCTGCTGCACAACAGCCGGAAAATGGACAACTACTTGGAACTTGAACCGTTCAGCAAAGACGGGCGGCTGTGCGGCTGCGTGTGCCACACGCTCCGAAGCCTGCCGGAAACGCCGACACTGGCGGCATATAAAGACTACAAGGCAATCATCATCCTGCTGGGAATGTCCACCACCCATTACGCCATACTGGACGAACTGGCGGAACAGCACCGTAAACGGGACGACATACCCGAACTGACCGCCTACTGCGATGCGCTCCACTGGATGCGACCGGGGCGGCAGTACCTATGCAACGTGTACAACACCGTGTGCCACGCTTTTCACCTATTACGAAGAAACCCGGTCAAGGACAACCGACTGCGGGTGACGGAAAAGGAACTGCGCCACGCCGAACGGATGCTACCCGAACTGGGCAGGCAGACTTTCATCGAAATGGTGCGTATGAAAGGCTACATGGTATATGATGCCGAGGAACTAGCGGAAAAATGCGGTATGGAATACGGCTCGTTCCGGCGGAAGGTAAAACAAATGACAGGGTACACCCCAAAGCAATGGGTAATCAAAGAGCGGGCAAAGGACGTGGAACACTATCTGACAAATACGAACCTCACGCTTACAGAAGTGGCGTTCACCACCGGGTTTGCATCGGCATCGAACTTGAATGATTTCTGCAAGACTTACCTCTTGGACACGCCGGGCGAGATACGCAAAAAAGCAAAGGAAACAAAAAAATGCACAGTTATAGGAATGTAATGTGCAATATCAAGAATAAAACAGATTTTTAATGCCCATAACTTTGTGCTTCAAAAAAAGGCACAAAGTTATGGGACATCATATAAAACTGGAAACATACTTTGCCGGACTGCTGCAAAAAGTAGAATGGCAGATACAGGAATACGAGGACACCGCAATGGACACGCTGACACTGTGCCGCCTGTGCGTGGACTACCTGCAAGAGATACTGGGCGAACTCAAAGCCTTTATTGTCTCCTACCCGTTTGCCAGCCCGGAAGAAGAAATACATTTCTTCAAGGAACTAAAGCCGCTGATAGCTAGCAAAATCATCTATTACAACTCTGTTTACAAGATTGAGGTGCGCTTTCCCAGCGGTAGTGAGGAAGTGCAAAGGGACTACCTGCTGTCGGAAACCGACCGGATTTCAAAGTCGTTCCAGCGGAACTTGGCGTTCTACCAGTACCACCGCACGAAAGCCACTTACTTGGACGGGCAGTATTTCATGCGTGGGAAGCCTGACATGCAAATCATTGTGGACAGTTTCTATTACGAGACAGACCCACAGTTCAGCACCAGTTACGATTTCAAGGTAGCCAAGATTTTAGCCAACGAACTGCTGGAAATATACCTCACCAACCGCCTGCACGAACTGGAACGCCGGGAACAGCGCAAACAGGTGAAGAACGGCTTCATGGGTAAGATACTGCACTGGACTGGGACAAAACGGGCGTTGGTGGAACTTATCTACGCTTTGGACGCCTGCGGCTGTCTGAACAAGGGAACGGTTGATATAAAGGAGATTGTAGGCTATTTTGAGTATGTGTTCGACATAGACCTCGGCGACTTCTACCACACCTACATGGAACTCAAAGCCAAGACCAAAGACCGAACGGGCTTCCTCTCCACCCTGAAAGACAGGCTGCTGATGCGCATGAGGGAGCAGGATTAGGACAGGCGCACTTTTATAAACGGCAAAACAAAATGTTCCACTTTCACAAAACATTTTGTTCTAAGTTTAGCTTTATTAACACAAAACAAAATGTGCATTTTATCCCCTTTGAATATGCTTTAAATAAAATAAAAGCAAGCAATACCGCTAACTCGTGATGAGCTGGCGGTTTATTATTACAACAGAACGATTAGTACCACTATAAAGGTGATTATTCCCGGCAACAATATTGTAGCAACTACATCCAGCCAGTCAAATTTTCCTCCCCATAGTTTATCCTTGTAATCAACGGACATAGCAACTATGCAGGTTGCGACAAAAGCAATCACAGCCGACGGAACCAAAGAGATACCTAACATAAAGCAAAGCAATAACATTACGGTATACACTAACGTTCCACACTTCATGTGTTTCGGGCGGTTACTATCCTTCAGCCAGCCCAAATATTTTTCTATTATTCTTTTCATCAATATTCTTTATATCTGTTTCTTCCTATCACGGCGAGTTCAAAAGGAGAGTCTATATATCCCTGATCTTTGTGGAAAGTCCGGACGGTAAACTGATGGGTACTCTTATCCGTATCCGCACCAATACTCCAGTTTCCGTGAACAGCTGTCACTATAACAAAATACTGCATATGATTAAGATCATGATTAAATGCGTAGAGTCCGGCCTGTCCGTGATACACAGGAGTGTCAATAGTACAGCCATTTCCCCAGGAACTCTCAATCGTACCATCGGCGCTAATCCTTCCCGCCCACAGGACACCGGGAGTATCCCATACTTCTCCGGACCGCTGATAAAAATGATGAGGACCTGCTGAATCTATAGCAAACTTACTTCCGGCATTGGCAATCAGACTCAGACAAATATTATTGGCTCCATAACTCTCGATATTTATCCCCCGATAACCATTAACAAGAGGATTCTGACGGTCAAGTCTCATGGATATCAGAGCGGAATAATCTCCTCCGAGCTGCAGGAACCTGCCGAAGCCGGTCTCTCCTGCCGATCCGGTTCCGATTCTTATTCCGGAAGAAGGGTTGGCGGCACTTAACTGATTCCCCTCTATTTTGAGGTCTCCGATCTTTCCGCCCTGAATGTCCACATCCAGTCCCATAAACTTACCCAGCAACAGGTCAAGAAGCAGGTTAGGCGTAAAGGGGCAGTTACTCTGTCCTATCTTCGTCGGATCAAACAGTCCATAGTTGGTCGTATCATCCCCATCAGCATCCTTTCCGTGCTGGGAGAACATATAATCGCCATAAAACACCGCGCTTGCCAGTTTAGCAAAGTTCGCCATCAGGATCTCGGTAAATATGGCCTTGTACTTTTCAAAAGGTATCCAGTATGATGTGGTAGGATTATCCCGGTAATCTTCCATCGGATTCACACCGATTATGGTTGCCGTCCTCCTCATCACATAGTAGGTTGATCCGGCCTCGTAATAGACAATCGGAGCAATGTCATCCGTTGCCGTATACTCGATATCCGCATTCCAGAATCCGGCAGGGTATGGCATTCTCCCTCTTTCGCCGGCCGGTCCGGGAAGTCCGTCCTCGCCCTTGGCGTAGTTGGCATGCAGCTTCGGATCGGAAAATGCCCCCCATTTCCCATTCTCCTTCTTCCGGAAGGACATATACTCCCTTGGATATTCTTCGGTTACCCCTAAAGGATCATTGGTAAAAGGAACAAGATACTTGAAGTAATCCTCGTCAGTGATCAGGATTCCCGAATTGGCAGATCTTGCCCGGATACATCTATAATAGTCTTCTCCACTCTTATAGATGGCATCCACAATCTGCGCTGCGGAAGAGAGGAAATCACCCAGATAATTCTCATCGGATGCGAAAGGAAGAGGAATGAAGCCTTTTACAAACGGATCAGACTCGGGAGTGAAAGTACTTTCCTCCCGACGGAAGATATACTCCATGTCAGGTGTATCCGCCAGATATTTTGAAGGACGTGACCAGGTTCCGTATACCCACTTGTCACTACCCTTGTCATAGGTAGCCTGTGCGGAGGATACCCACACCGTATCACTGTGTACGACCTTATACTTGACCATATCCTCTCCTTTGTTTACCGAGCCGTCCTTTACATACAGAATCTCTATGTAGTGATCTCCCGGTTGCGATACCTTCTGGGAGACAAGCCGGTCATTCTCACCCGACATCCTGTCGAAATAGTTCGAAACATCAAGAGTGGTGTCCGGAGTCCCGATATACGCATGATCATACGCCTCGCTTGAGACGATCACACGAAGGGTGATCATCTGATTGGCATTAGTCGTAGAAAAGAGTATACGGTCTCTATACGAAGCACTATGCGCAGTAAGTTTGGGAGAGCGTCTGTATCCGCCATTGGGATAATACTCCCCTTCATACCCGCGAATGGTCAGCGCGCCGAATTCCGGATATTCAGCCCATCCTGACGGAATGGAGCTTCCTGTCGGAGCATCCGGACGTGTATCCGCCTGAATAAATATCTGTTTTAAGAAAGTGCCGTCTTTTCCCGGTGCGCCGGGATCACCCGGATCGCCAGGATCGCCCGGCTTGCCATCCTGTCCGTCATCAACGACAAGAACCGTCTTCTCGTCCATCTGTACACCACCTACATACAGTCTGAAAGAGATTGCTGCCATATCGGACGTCACGATGATGCGGGAGGAATAGATGAATTCCGAGGATGTACCGCCCGTCCGGTAGGTCAGTACAAACTTGATGGTTCCTACTCCCGACACGGGAGCATCCTCTCCGGATTTGGCCCTGCTTTCGCAGGAGACATATTCAGGCAGATGCGTTCCATCCCCTTTCCTTTTGACCTGCGTTACGGAAGGAACGAGCCAGTAGGTGACAGCGTCAGCTCCGGACTCAGGAGCGACGCTTACTTTAAATGAAGCGGAAGACAGTTTCTTTGCCATTATCTTATGCCGTTATCGTTGCACTGACATAGCCGGAGATACCACCACCGGCATTCATCACATCCTGGAATGTCACACTGATCGTTTTCTTCACGCCGGAGAGGGAGGATATAACCGATCCCGAGTTATCCGTAACGGTGAAGGTGGTCTGGGCGGTGGCATCCTCCGTACCGTCGTCCTTCTCCACCTTGGCGGTATAAATCGCCGTTTCACCTTCCTTGATCTGTTCCCCTGTAATTCCGTCCACATACAGATTCACACGGTAGGGATCAGTATAGTCGGTAACATTGATGTATGCGCTGCTGATAACCGCAGAACCGTCTTTCTGAAGCAGATCACATCGGTAGGTAGTCGTACCGTCGATATCTGATGCGCTTACCATCAGGGACCATGCGCCTGTAGTTACCGGCGTAGCAGTCTCTCCGCTTACCTTGTACCACTTCGCCGTATACGCGGAAAGATCAGACGGGGTAATGCCATCCACGAGCACATGGGCATTGAGCGTGGCTGTCGGAGATTCTGTAGTGACATCCGTATCACCATCCAGGTAAAGAGTGGTGGAGCTGCCTACCGTCTCGACAATCTCGACTGTTTCGGAGATTCCGTCAAAGGCCAGAGTCTGACCGCTGACCTCAGTCGTTCCTTTAAGCAGGATTGTGTCGTTATCGTAATTGGATACCGGCACGATATTCTTTACGATTTCGAAGACGATCATGTTCGAATAGTCACGGCCTCCGATATTGATTGTCTTTGTAGACTTTTTAAACACACCGGCCAGAGCTCCGGTGGTGCTAAGCCCGTCCTCGCCGAAGGCAATCTGTACACCGTTGTAGAACAGATCTACGGTAGTCGGAATCAGGACCGCTCCGTTATCATCCCGGTTAAGATGCGCATAAACAAGAGGCTTGTTGGCCGATGTCTCCCAGTCTGGAGTACAGATACTGGTCCCCTTCTTGTATTCCTGGCGTAGCGGGCCATTGATGATGCCCATTCTGGCGCGAACGTTCACTCCGTTCATCAGGGCGAACAGTTGAAAACTTCCATTTATTTTTCTTGCCATGATTATTCCTCCTTACTTCTTTACCGTTTTACTTTTCTTCTTTTCCTCCAGCAACAACGCATTCAGCGCTTCCTGCGTAATGATCTCGACATCCTTCAGTCCGGTACCAATCACCTTCAGGGCATTGATGCTAAGGACCGCACGTCCGTCGCTCAGTTCCTGTGCATCCTGATAGATACCTTTCTCTATCAGCTGAGCCTTGCTTACCAATAAGTAATTCATAATTGATTCTATTTAAAAGTTAATATTATTCTTCGATCTCCAGAGTACCTTTGATGCACCATCCGTTGCGGTTCTCGACCTCGCAATCCTCGAATGGAAGCGTCTTCTTAAAGGTCTCCTCGTAAGACATCCCGCTGATGGCTGATGTCTTGTTGATATACTGCGTCATATTTCTCAGAAACTCGCAGATAGCCACATGGAATCCCTTTACAAGTCGGGTCTTTACGACCGGCTTCCCGTCATCACCCATATCCTCGTAGCGGACCTGCATACGCATCCATGCTTTCCCCTTCTTCTTGTCCGGTTCACGCACTTCAAAATCCAGGATATCAAATACCTTTCCTGTTAATTCCGCAATGTCAATCAAAGGCGAGTCCATTCTGCGTCTTACCTTTGTTTCATTTGTTATCAGAAATGATAATTTCATATTCAGTTTCCTTTTTAAATTTTTAGCGTCAGCCCCTTTAAGTATTCCCAAATAGGAAGACCTGGAACGAGGATTACGCCATGATTTTTTCATTCTCTCTTTTATACTCTTTCTAACTCTTGTATATCCGCAGCGAAATACATATCCCAGAATATCCGTTCCATTACGCATAGGCGTAGGATGCGCATCTTTCTTCAGCTCGTATCCAAGGTTATACCAGAGATAGTTCGCTATGCGCCATTTTGCCTCATGGAGCTTATCTTTATCTCCGAACAGGATGATATCATCCGCATACCTTACATAGTGTCTGATCTTCAGATCCTGCCGGATAAACCTGTCGAAGGCCATCATCATGATATGCTGGTTCATCGGAGACGAAGGAGTACCAATCGGCAGTCCTATATCACAGAAAGAAACTCTTTGCAGATAGCGCAGTATTCGCTTATCCTTCCAGATCGCTTCGTGACGGGCGAACAGGATCTCCGGGCGAGTCGATTCATAGCATTTGCGGATATCCAGCTGCAAATATCCCCACGGGCGATACCTTCCAATAATCCTTTTGATCTGCCTGACAGGATCGTACCGTTTTCTACTTGCGTTGATTCCCCGCCCTTTTATGCAGTTGTAACAGTCGTCAGATAATCTTGCAGCATACTCTTTTTTGATCAACAGCATAAGCGTATGCATAATCACCCTGCTTCGAAAGGAGCTGATAGCGACGATCCGTTTCTTTCCGTTAACAGATACAACCTCCTTATATCTGTATTCCACGTCAATACTTTCTCCTTTTAGGAGCTGTCTGTATACGCTGTATTCATTTTCTTTATCCTGTAAAAATTCAATTACCTCGTTTTTACACATATGCTTTCGTGAAGCATTGATCACTGCCTGATGTACCAGCTCAGGAGTCAGGCGGCTCATTACATTTCCTTTTCTTTTCATCTTCCTTATCCAAGTGGAAGCCGTTATTAACGGGCCTTCGGATATCTACTAGCCCATTCCCCTGTCTCCTCGTACACAGAGGTTGTCCTTGATTTTTCGTACTACCGACGAGGTTTCCGCGTAAATTATCATTTGTAAGCCGCCAGCGTAGTTCGCATTCGTATTCGACAGCTGGTTGTTCGCATTCACGTAACGAGCGGAAGCATTCGACGAATTGCCGTTACCACGCTACGCGGAAAACCTTATATCTTTAGATGGGGAGGACAAGCCTCCCCCGCACGTTCGTTTCACTCACTCTCGGCTGCGCTTTCGTCACTGCCGTTCTGCGTCGTTGCACTCACCGTCTCTTCGGGTAAGCGCACTTGAAAGCCGCCAGCGGAGGACGCATACGGAGCCGACAGCTGGCTGGTCGCATTCACGTAACGAGCGGAAGCAGGAGACGAAGTGCCGTAACCACGCACCCTGTGTCCAAGACGGACAACCTTACCTACCGCCTGGCTTGTATAGTTATTACGGTCTATGTAGGCGGTATTATCTGCTAGCGATCCTTTCTTTAAAGTTCCCAGCCTAGTTCCACGTATCAGATCCGTAAAGTACCCACTACCTGAAGGAAGGGTTCCGATATAAGTGTAATCAGGACTCTCCTGGAAGTCAAATAACTGCCTGGCATCTTTGACATAGTCCTTGTTTAATGTCAGCTTATCTTGTTCACGGCAGAGATAGCACTTGATCGGATTGGTAGAGCCTCCGGAAGTTTCGTCTTCGATCTCCATGACCTTTTCTATGCCTGCTCCTGCATACTGGAAAACGTCGGCGGAGATGAGGTCCATGCCGTAGACTGCGGAGGTTTGAATAGTAACTCCTATATTATAAACTGTTATGGGATTACCAGATACATCCCATGCTGAAAGATTATTTATATAAATTCTGGTTGTAAGTATTGCATTCATTTCCCCCTCAAGCAGTGTCTTCGCTCCCGGAATGTTGTGATATCTGTAAGATTTGCCGTCAAACATAAAATCTACATCCGGCTCTATACCATTCTCTGCCGCATATGAAAGAGCCATCTGAATTTTCAGGCACTCCATACGGGGATAATATTTAGAAAGAATTTCAGACCAATTCTTCTTTGCTCCATTTGCATCTACGCAGAATGGAGGTTGTTCGGATAATCTTTGAAAAACATTATCATCACCCTTATTTAATTGATAAAATACTCTGGTAATTTTTGAATTAGTACCACTCCCAACAGGAACATTACTCGAAATCCCCGCTCCAAATTTGTTCGGATCATGCAGATAAACCGTTCCGAACTTGTTCATCAGCGCATTAGTGATGTTCAGCAGATGCCAGTCCATAAGCGGAGCGAATGGAACAGTTTTGGCTTTATCCGCATTATGGGCTACAGCATAGTCATTGGTCGTAAACTGGCTAAGACCAGTTTTCGGATAGGTTCTGTCAGGTCTGTTGAATGAAGTGATACCCAGATAACCGCTACTGCCACCTTCTCCGGCCCGGTACGTAAAGTACATGGAACGGAACTTGCCATCAACCACGGCGGGAAGACCCGGGCAGATCAGGGTCGGAGGAATGGGAACAGACTGCACCCCATTATACTCGAACGGTTCCTCACCGAACAGGGCGACTACTTCATCTCCTACTTTAGCATTTTCTATGGTATGGATCGTCTGCGTCCAGCCATACATGATATTATATCCCTTGTCTTCTTCAGCCGAGTTGACTGTGGTCGGCGCAAGCGTACCATCCTCGAATCGCATCCAGTTGTTGTTCTTGAGCTTTCCGATGATTTCCACATTTACTCCATCTTCGCATTTTACCAGATAAGCACCCAGCTTGTCCGCAATCTGATTCACTCCGAACTGGAAAGCAGGCGTAGCACCAATGCCATTGTATACGCTTCCTTCAACATTCCATGAGCCGATCTTGGGCATGACGGACGGTTCCAGTACTACCGGATTCGTATAGGTGATACCCAACGCCTTGACGGTCGTTTCGATATACTCGCCATACCCGATGATGGAAGACGTACCATCGGCATTGGTCGCTTTCCATGTGATATTGTAGTACTTCTCCGGATTCTCGATCACACGCCCGCCGGCAGTAATCTCGCAACGGGACTTGATCAGTTTTTCTGTTCCGATGTCGTTAATCGTTATGTAAGCTCCGGCAATCGGTACCTGTTTGGCGTTCTGGAAAACAGGAAGATCCACACGAATATTATACTGTACCATCAGGGCAGCATTGGTAGGTGATGCCGGTGCCGGATCTGCCTCTCCCTTATAGGCTGCACGGCATTCCAGCTTGATATTCTTAAAACGGGAAGCATCCACGACAAGTATGCGAGGAAAGGTTCCGTCGGAATTGGGCGTAGTAACCAGCCATGTATCTGAAGTAGTAACCAGGCGGGTATATTGCCCATCCTTGACATACCACCAGTATACGGCGTTATCCTCGGAGAGTTGTATCTCACCGCTTTTGAGGATAGCCTTTACCTGTACCTGCCAGTTGGCGGAATCGGTGTCGTCTATCTTCGTAGGATCTACAATAACTTCCGTCGGGGAGTCGGCCATCAATGAGAGCAGTGAGGCTTCGTAGTAGATTGTACTGAGCAGTTGCTGCTCGATACGCGATTCCTGCCGGTTGGTCTTAGGATTGGTGTAGAAGGCCTCGCCGATCAGCAGGAAGGGCTCGTCTACCGGTGTGTTACGCTTTACTTTCAGCACCGGGATACCATCCTCAGAAGTGGATATCTCGTAATCGGAATTTTCTTCCGCTATCTTGTTGGCAGGCTTGTATTCGCCCAGATACCAGTCGATACGGTCGAGCGTAGCGGGCCCCTCGGTGATCACTCCGTCAGGGTCCTGAAGATTCACCGCTACCGTTACAACGAGCGGAAGGATCGCAGAGTATGAAGGATAAAAAGCATTGTCATCACGGCTGTACTTCTGCTGGAAGGAGCCGTCACCTACAATCTTCATGCCGGAACTGGCGTTCAGCGGCTTGACCTGAATGTTGATTACTCTTTTCTGTTGCATATGATTATAAATTATTTATTACTATATTTGTATGTCTTTAAAATTTTTAATTATGAAATTTACAGATTCACAACTAAAAGACATTACGTCTAAAATTGACTCCAGATGCGGAGAGTTTGAATGTCCTATTTGCAAAAACAAGAGTTTTGATATCGACCGGGATATCATTCATCTGCCTAGCTACCCGATACGTGGCAATGAAGTAGAACCTGGCGATATTTCTGTCAGAGATTGCGTCGCTTATATTTGCAAGAACTGCGGACATGTTGTTTTATTTAGCATTGACTAAATAGTTTATTTTCCCCGTGTTATCCACTATTCTGGTAGCATAGATATCACGGGGATTCTTGACCACACGAAGAGGGTAATTAACCTTGCATCGTCTACCCAAAGAAATTACACCTCTCATGCCATTTTTAGATACTTCATTTACATTTTTCATAATCTTGCTCTCCTATATTATAAGTTGAATGATAATTCTCCTGACTCCCGCAAATAATTCTCCTCGCCCTGCGGGATGACGGCTTCTACCCGGAAAGTCACCGAACGGGTGTTCAGCCACTCAGATCCCATATCGGAGGAGATAAGGTGAACCTTGTTCTTCTGCCCGTCTACGAATACCGGAGACCAGGAATTGTCCTCTGCCGGTATTCCCGTATCCCTGCTCCAGGTAATCTGCGTGCCGGGAGTACTCATCACATCCCCGGTTATATCGACCGTTCCGTGGTAAAACTTAGCCTCTATCACCGTATCTATCAGTCCGTAAAAGAAGCTGAAGCCATTGCTGCTTTCGAAACCGATAGAGAACTCACCATTGCCTTCCAGGAATGCCCAGTCGGTGGAGTTCCATTTCGGTTCAAGCAGGGTGCCTGTCTTCAGACATTGCCATTTGCTGCCACGATGGTAGACAGTACTGGTCTCATTACGTCCGGTTACTTCGTTCCTTGCCTCAAAGTAGTATTTCTCACCCTCCTGCCAGATGCCTCTGTCCACCAGTTCATAGACCGGTTTCCCCTCCACATCGACACGGATGTCATCCTGACGGATAAGCCCCCGACAATAGATATAGCTCTGCCGGTAGTTGACAGGCAGATTGTCAAAGATGGAGAGGTTCTTCATCTTTCCTATCAGGATGGAGTAGTTGTTCTCTTCCAGGATCGGCTTGGTCACACCATCGAGCATGCAGATACATTTCTCGTAAGATGAGATGTACCAGTATCCCTGCCGGTCTTCATCGGATGTATTACCTCTGCGGGTGACAGCCATCAGCTTCTCGGGCGGGTAATTTTTGCCGCCCGGAACTTCCGAATCCGGATATATCACCACATCGATATAGTTGTCGGTCGTATTCGTCTCGATGACACGCATCCAGGAGGTGCGATAACTGCCGCCTCCGGCAAGGAGATCATTGACAGAACCGTAGATGATATCATTAAGGGAAAAAGCATTGAAGTCCGTATCGTGACGCTTGCGAAGATGCAGGCGGCAGGTACCCTCGGAGAGTTCCTCAATGCTTTCAATCAGCCCCGACTCGGAGTATGAATAGTCACCTTCCTGAGCGGAAAGCCGGTTGAAGATCAGCTCCAGGACAGTCAGTGAATCGCGTAGTTCAAGGCTGCCGGCCTGAATGCGACCGTTCTTGTCCATGATGATACCGCTGCCGGCAATAAGAGAGTCGATGGCCTTGCCCACTTCCAGCCCTCCCAGAAACCGAACAAGGAAATTGGTGGAGTCAGCCTGATCCTTGCGCAACAGTGTTGACAGGGATTTCAGCGCGGAGAATACGTTATAATCCGTAGGATGCTTGCCATCTCCGACCTTGATGATATCAAACAAGGAGGTCTTTTCTGCCTGACTTCCCAGCACATACTGCAGGTTATCCAATGAAGACTCTATGGAGGATTTCCACGAAGTGCTGACAGCTGCCGAGCAGTCAATGGATGCTTCCGAGAGATTGGTAAGCTTTCTCTCCACTCTTGTGATGCGGGTATCGATATATCCCGCGTCAAAATACTGCTCATCCTCCAGACGCACCCTTTGTCCGAGCAGCAGGGGAACGGCATGCTTGTCCACATAGATGTAATCCGTATCGGAAGAGTAGATCGAGATGTCGCGGCTGTACTCGGAAAGATAGTTTTCTACTGCCTGTTTGAATTGTTGCTCGGCTATCGGATAATACTCATCCGGCATCCGGATGTTGGTCAGTATATAGGTATCGCCCGCCTTCGGAATGAGATTGCCGCCCGGTATCTGGGTGTCCTCATCCGGATAGGTATTGATGATCTCGAACTCCTTCGTATCATTATGCCAGTTGCATTCGAATTCCCTGCCCTCAAGGTCACCGGATTCGAAGGTGATATGGATCACCTCTCCGCCGATCATATAATCATCCGGATTAAACGGCAGGTCGTTATCCTTGATGTAGTATACGGTATAGTCTCCCGTCTCCTCGTTCGTTTTTTCTTCAGAGCGAACCGAGGAAACAGTTCCCAGCCGGTGTGGAAAGATATCGCTGAAGGCACTCTCTTCCCTGTGCTCTTTAAGACCAAGCTGGGTATTGAGGTCTATATACGTAGCACGGGAAGGTAGTTGCAGGTGGGTGAATCCGTATTTCGACGGATCAATGTTCCTGGTGCTGCCGACAGGTATCAGACGGGTAAACCATTTGACAGAATCCGAGTTCTCGCTCTGTGTAAGACCAGTCTTGAGACCTTTCATGTAGCCGAGCGTGACACGCTCACCCCGCTCACATTTGCCCAGATTCAGATATTCCCCGTCCAGCCACCACTCCGTTTCGAATGCCTGTGCTATTTCAGCGGCGGCATCCCAGCAGTAGAGGCCGTTGAAGTTGATCGTCTGACGGCTGGCGGTAATGGCTTCACCAACTCTCCACATCACTCCGTCAGTGTTCCGGTTCATGTTATCCACCAGCTTTTGCAAGTACTCCATCGGGGTCCCGTCATAGGCAAATACGGATTCCAGGTCATCGCTTCCCTGGTTGAGACGGCAGAAGAGCAGGTCCTGCATGTCATGTTCCCGACCGTAGAAGCTGATGTTATAGGTATATTTCTGCGTGTTGGTCTTCTTGGGACGGTATTCCTTCTTAATGGAGAACCGTTTGCCGCCCACTTCTATGTAATCACCCACCGAGAGGATGAAGAACTCCCAGGTGGTGAAGTTCACACTCACCACAAACTGGGAAGCCACCTCTTCCGAGTAACGGGAAGAAGAATCAGGACTTACCTTCTTTTTGAAATTTCCTTCTCTACTGTAGATTACAAGTTCCATTTACAGACAATTTAAATCGTTTTTAATTTCCATTTGAAAAAGGTTTCGGTTCGCGCAGTGTTACCGTGAATCCGGCGATCTGCTGCCCGGTACCGGCCAGATTGGTAAAATGGCCGTATTTAGAGTATTCCTTCATATAAGCCTTCATGACTCTGCCTATCTCAGGCACATACACTTTTAGCCATCCTGATTTAAGCAGGGCAATCACAGCATTATAGTATTCGAACCATTTGACTCTCGTCTCTGCTGCAATAGCCATTTTCAGGGTAATATCCCGCGCTTCATAACGGGTAAGTAACAGATCGGGCAGTTCCTCACCGTCAAGCTCCCGGTAACTGACGGAAGTATACTCCTTCATCTTGGGTGGTCTCATCAGGGAGTCATAATTGGTATGATCACCTGCATTTTCCTCCCAGAGAAAACAGCCATACGTGGCCATATCGATATCGTTGATATAAAAGAGTCCTTTTTCTACTTCCATAATCCTATCCTTTCATTTTTACACCACGACGCAAGTCCATAATGCCCTCGTCTATCGTTTCAAGATGTTTGAGGTATTCTGAGTTGTCCGCTATCCGGCTGATCGCCGTTGCCATCATTTCAAGAGTAGAGGAGATCAGATTGTCGATGTTGATCACATGATCCAGCATGGCATTACCGATACCCTCCAGCCTGCCGGCAGTCTCCTCGGTCATGGAGGTGATGGTTCCGGCCCTGCCTTCCTGCGTGGAGGAAGAAGAGGAAGTCCAGCCGAAGAAGTCTTTCAGGGCATCGCGTTCGGCGAGCGCATCCTCGACAATCTTGTCCCATTCTTCCTTCCGTTGTTTATACTCCTCTTCACTGATGCCGCCTTCCTTGTTGCTCTCGGCAAACTTGTCGTACCACTCCTGCAAACGCTTGTCATAGGTGTCTGCCAGGTTAGTCATAAGGATCGCTTTCTGCAGGTATGTACTGAAGTCATCAGCAAAATCCTCCGCGTCACTCTCCATATCCAGGAGTGTGTCGTAAAAGGCATCACGCATACTGTCAAAAGATACCTGTGTCAGCTGCTCCTTGGTATTCCTTTCAATTTCCTCGATACGTTCGCCACCTTCGATGATCGCATCCAGGTATTCCTTCACAGACTCATCCGCAGTAAGTTTTGCCCAGAAGTCGGGAGCCATTTCTTTCAGCCGTTCGAGCTGGTCAGCGGTCAGGCTGAAGATCTCGTTCATCCGGTAGCCGATATCATTCGGGTCCCATCCAATGGATCGGGCAAATTCATCCCACTGATCCCACTCGTATTGACTCATACTTTTGCGTATACGCACACCGATAGAACTGGAACCAGTAGAGCCTCCTGAGTTCAGTCGTTCCTTGCCCAGCCGCTTGTAAGATTCGAGGCTTTTCTGGGCAAGATCAAGAGCTTCCTGGCCTGCCTTGGCCGCTTCAGAACCGTAGGACATCTCAATGTATTCCGACTTCTTGTCGATGAGTTCGTCCCATATTTCATTCAAGCGATTGTACTTGTCGACCATCTCGTTATAATCGGAATAGTCGGCACCGCCAATGTTGAATTTACCCAATGTCAGTACATTAGCAAGGCCACCCCACATTTTCGCAGCTGCGTTACCCAGAGACTTTACAATATCCCCGGCAAAATTGACCAGACCTTTTTCAGCGATTTGGTCAAAAATAGCCAGAATGGAGGCTATAAGCCCTCCAATTTTGCTGCCGGATTCCGATAGCACGTCAACCAGAGATCCGACAGCACTGCCGAAAGATGCCAGACTCATATCCGCATCTCCAAGCTGGTTCATTGCATCGGCAACGGCAGTCAAATTACTGATTGCCTTATTCTTTGAGGTTTCCAGATTGTTCTCCGTATTACGGACCTTGGCTTCCGCCTTGTTCTTGTTCGTGCGGGCAGTCTCAGCTTCTGCGCTGTCTATCCCATATTTCTTTACCGCTTCGTCATATGCCTTCTGCGCTTCGGTCAATTCACCAACCGCCTCGGAGTAGTCGCGTATGGACTCGGTCAGATTACCGAACAGGCCTCCTTTATTGATGACCTCCTCGTCGATCTTGCCGATGGCTTCCTCGATGACCTTGATCTGTTCGGGAGTGGCACTCTTCTTAAATTCCGGACTATTACGAAAGGCTATGATCTGTTTTTTTACCTTCTGGAGTTCCTGCTTTGTCACCCGATCCAGGTTACCGAAGACAACATCCCAGTTGATGACGTTCTTGAGCTCTGTAAAGTCAAGTGCGGACAATGCCTCGTCACGCTGTTTTGCCAGCAGTTTCTTGTCATCCTCGTTCAGCCCTTCCTGGGAGGACTTCAGGGTATATTCTTTCATGATCGCGGCACGCTTCTGCTGATAGGTGCCGTATTCCTTGTTATACTCAATCCAAGACTTCAAATCCTTTTCCTGAAATTCCTTGTCAACTGCATAAAGCTCCTTTGCATATTGCTGGTAGGCGACAAGCCGTTGCTGCTGGGCATTGGTCTTTACTGCCTTTTTCTCTTCAGGAGTAATTTTGACACCCCGTTTTTTCTCGGCTTCTTCCATTTTCTTGAGCGTGTCACGCTCCTGTTTGTTGATCCCGGCAAGGGATTCTTCCAGTTCCTGTTTGGCCAGTTTCCGTCGTTTTTCGATTCCGTCCTTCATAACGGCAATGCGGGCTGCCTCGAGTTTCTGCTGTGCCTTTACGCGTGCGTCAGCCAGTTCGTCCTGGTAGTCGCGGGCGGATTTGCCGGTATCCGGCTTCTCGTATTCATCGATACCGGCGGCTTTAAGCTTTTTCGCAGCCTCGATAAGTTTCTTGTTATATATGGACGTATAGGTTTCAGCATCCTCTTCCGCCGTTTTCTTGATCACTTCCTGATTCTTGATACCTGCCTCCCATACGGTTTCCGCTCTGGACTGGTCCTTTTTCTGAGATAATGATCCGGGTACCCATTGTGGATCAAATAACAGGAAAGAGATCGCTTTGTCCTTCAGGTTGGGACCTTTCTCCTTCCTCTTGTCTATTTCGATCTGTGCCTTTAAAGCTTTCTCGGCTTCCTCGGACGCCAGTTTGAATGCGGCGGCAGCTTCCGCTCTCAAGGTCATGGCTTCAATAAAGGCTGCCGTGTTATCAACCAACAGGTTTTCGGCATCGTTTACATTATTAACGGCAACATCCAGCTTCTTGAACTCGTCAGCATTATCCTTGATAAACTCTTTCTTTTCCTTAAGATTGTCTCCCAGGTCATTCCATCTGTCCTGCAGGGAACGGATGGTTATAATTTTCTTTGAAAGGTCGGCGGCATCCATGCTTTCATTCACCTTCACCTGCGCATCGGCAAGATCCGTCAGCGTTTTTCTCCCTTTTACCAGTTGGGAGAAGAAATTACCGATCTCTTTTCCATACACAACCGTCAGGGTAATTGCCGTAGCCATTGCCGTCTGCCAGGAAAACAGGGAGGAAAGTACCTGTTTCCACACAGGGGTGGCTTTCTTTCCTGCGGCAGTAAGCGCTTCATATTCTTTCCGCGCCGAAGCCAGCGCATCGGTAAACATGGGGATGTTGTTGGAGATGGCCAGAAAGAACATCTGCGGTCCCATAGCCATGGCCGGCAGCTCACGGGCGATCTGCTGCATGCTCATCTTCACATTGTTGAGCCTGGGAGCGGGATCATCCTGTATGACAGGAGTCTCGTTCGACCTGTTCTTGGATGCCGTATACTTATCCAGCTCAGCCGTCAGGGAACGGATGCCGGCCTCCAGTGTCTTGATCTTTGTCTGGTCCTGCTCGTTGACGACACCTGTGACGGTAGCCTCCAGTGATTTCTGCCGCAAAGCATCCAGATCCTGCTGCATATTGGCGATGATCACCTTCATCTTCTGCTCGGCAGAGGATAGTGCCTGAACCTCCGCAGTGATATATGGAGAGATATCGAGTTTTAGAAGTTTGCCCTTACCGATTTTCTTCAGTTCCTCGAGTTCCGCTTTCAGCTGCCCGATAACTCCCTGCAGTGCCTGAATATCCGCCATCTGCGCATCGGTATTCACACCTGTGGACATCGCCTGCTTGAACTGTTTCTGCAGGCTCTTGAGCTGGGACTCCAGATTAGCAATGACCGCTTCCGTATATTGACCTATACTCCCAAGATTGCCCTCTACCGAGCGCATCCCCTTGAGCGTCTTGTCATCAAGCAGTATTTCCAGTCTGACGGGTTCCATTTATCCTCCTAGTTTGGTTTGAAAATATTCTGTAGTAAAAGTTTCCGGACGACGGTTCTTCTCTCTCTCGATAAGCTCTTCCTTTGAGACATAGCGGCTGACATCCATGTTCATTGCCAGCAGCTCCGCGTAGCTGATCTTCCAGAGGATGTAGTGTTTTGATCGTCCGAACCGCTCCATTGACTGGGCGATGATACCGAGAATGCTATGGGGACCTTCCTGCCGGCCCTTTAACTCATCCTCTCGTTGTGGCTTCCGATTGGTTCGAGCAGCTTTGCGGCCCGGGCTGCCAACGGAATAGTATTGCAAAAAGCCTGTACGTCCATGCCCGAGAGCAGCTGCATCAATGCCGCGGTGAGCATGGCAGGATGTACACGCCACCTGATGTACCAGGCAACGGGCTTTACAAACAGCCACCCGGTAATCCATCCTGTACAGATCGACAGGGCAACGATCTCACTGACCGCTTTTCCCTTCTCTGCGATGAACCTAAGACGGGCATCATATTCCATATCCTTGATCTCTTCCGGTGTAACACCCAGCTTCATATAGCGAAGGGCAATTCTGATGATCGCTCCTGCCGGCGGACGGTGCATGACCAGGTGCGAGTCGCACTTCCGTTTTCCAAAGATCCTTAAAGGGATGACCGGTATCCGGATACCAACGTCAAGCAGCATCTCGGCTGCCTGGCGTTGTGTAGCTTTGCTGTCCATTGCTAATCTGAATTTGGCAATTCACTTGACGGCGGTACTTCACCGGGTGCGAAGATCTTATAAGCAGGTTTGCTTTCACCCGCCTCCTGCATCTCCAATTCGCATGAGATACCCAGCACGTTGCTAAAGTTGATACCGTTGGCGAAGTTGCAGGTAAGCAGCCCATTATAAATGCGGATGGTATGGCCGGTGGTACATTCGATATCGAATACGCCCTGAACATCCTTATCCTCGGTTGGCGGGGTATAGTTACCCTGTCCATCAGCTTCTCCGCCCATGATCTGTTTCATATTTTCAGCCAGCAGCTCTATCAAGGTAAACGTCCACATTTTGATTCCGGGCGTACCCTTGATCACAGCAAACGGTGCATTACGTTTCTGTGCTGCCCAGATACGGTTCTTGGTGGGGGAGTCTCCTCCCGGCTGCATGCCGTCCTCGGAGATCAGACCAAGCTTCGCTCCGTTGTATTTAAGCGAGCTCACTCCATAGATAGCTCCAGTATTTTCCATATCACTCTGATTTTAAATTGTTTTTAAATTTGTTTTTTAAATACCTTGTTCCTATGAAAAGGAGCAGGCATGCAAGGCATATTCCCATGACCTTACCCTTGGCCCGCTCCCAAAAGGATGGTTCTGGTATAATATCTTCTTTCAGCGTATCATTGACTTCCTGATTTTCAGTCAGTGTCCTCTCGATAGTAACCTGCTCTTTCCCTTCAGTCTGTGCCGTGACCATCAGGCCACCTTCTCCGTCTGATTCGATCCTCAGATCCAGACCGTTCTGCTGTTTCTGCACACCTATGCCTTCAGGGAGGCTGGCGATCATCTTCATACGCTCGGGTTCCAGTGTCAGGCTCGCCATCCTCATCGGGTCCCGCGCGGAGGTGATTACCTCGGTTCCGCTCCGCTGAAGAGACCCCGAGTGGATGGCTGTCCGGCTCTCCCTGCTTGCTGCGCAGGAAGATAACAGCAGGACAATACTCAACATACCTGCACTGATGGCACCTGCGAAGTGCCTGTTCGAGAATGATGATCTTTCCATTGACTTTTCTTATTTGATCACTTAACTCCAGAGTTGTTGCCGACAGGTCGTCATACAGCTGGTGATACACGCCTTCGTCTTCCTTGACCGCACGGACTTTTCTGAGCCTGCGGTCCCGCCACCAGCCGATGGCCATGGCTATGCATCCCGTAGGAGCCAGCCATTCCTGCAAGACGGTAAGTACGGTACTCCAGTCCATGGTGCGGTCCTCCTTGCCTTAGATCAGGTCCCAGCCCTGCTCGATATCCGACAGGACAGCGGGCACACCGTTCTCCACACGACTCATGGCTGCCGCCAGACGGCACATCGTATGCTTGTCGTCCACATCCGGTTCGTATGTCGTGGGCACCTGCAGGTCATTGCAGACGCTTCTGATATAGACCGAAGTGTTGTTCTCGTTTGAAGGAGCATACCGGGAGATGATCTGTGAGACGGTTTTCATACCATGTTTCCTGCGGTAGTTCCTCAGGGTAATGAGCATGGCGCGATAGCCCCATTTCATCTCCGTAAACTGGAAGAACTCCTTGTCTGTCTGCACCGGCCGGAGCCCCTGCCACTTGTCTTTTGACAAGCGCAGGTTGCCCGGATTATTGTTACGTAGTCCTCGTGCCATGGCCGTTATGCTAATTCTTCCTCTTCAGTTATCGAGCCGCTACTCTCTTGATCCTGCTCCTGCTTCTTGGCAGCCGCCTCACGTCTCACCTCATGCCAGCGTTTTTCAGCCGGTGCCGTCTGGTCCTTGCTCTGCGCTGTGGTTCCGTCCCAGGAGTAGATGGCGCCGATGGCTTCCTGCTTCTTGGGGAGAACGATATAGTAATGACGGAAGTTGACAAGACTTTCCTGTGCGGTCGGATTGGTCGCAGCTTCGCTGTAGTACATCTTCGTAGAACCTTGCGCACGGAACATGCGGGGTACATAGAACACGAAGGATGCCTTCATGTCAGTTGCTTCCGGCGTCTGAGTATACGGCACCTTGACACCCTCCTTGGTGAAATACGGGCAGTTGATGAACGTATAGATCTGGAAACCGAACATATTAAGCAGCTTGCCGCTGGTGTAGTTGTAGTACTTGTCCTTGAACGACTGGTCCTGTTCGAGCAGGTCGTTCACATGATCCGGACAGAGCACCAGGCGACGTCCGTCCTCAGGCACTTCCGCATTGTCCAGCGCACGCTTGAGGGCAATGATGTCCTTTAAGGTCATCTTCTTTCTTCCTGCGGCATCTTTCTCTCCGCTGGTAGGGATCACCGGAGTCTTTGCCGTATGGCTGTACGGAGCCAGCGCGTGTGCGGCTTTCTTGTAACGGATACGGTCGATGGCGGTTCCGTGACGCTGGATATCCAGCGAGAGCTTGTCGTAGGAGATCGCATAGAGCTGGTCATCCGTCACGCGGGTAGCCTTGGTCTGGAACTTATCCAGTCCGATAGGAATGTCACCCTCTGTCAGGTCCTGGACAGGTATCGGATAAGTCGTATTATTTACCAGCACATCAGGATCGCCGCCCACATCCACCAGGTGGATAATCTCATTGTTGACTTTTGCCGAGTAATCAGGTATGCCATCCAGGAAGGAGGCGGTCAGTCCCGCATCCATCTGTCGCACCAGTTCACCGGTCCACACTTCGGTATACACACCTTCCAGTGCGGCACCTGCCGGCATAAAACCTTTGAGAGCCATCGGAACGATGATTCCTGATGCGGCACCATAAGCTGGATTGACCCCGACCAGCAGGGCAAGGATAATTCCCATTACGACGTTAAACGCCGTTCCGGACATAAATTTCAAAACAGTTTTCTTTTTCATTTTTTTAATGTTGTTATTGGTTAAACAAGCTGCGGACAGTCCACTCCGAACTGCTTTTTGTACAGTCGTTTGTACTGTTCCGGATCATTGGAACGCATCAGTTTGAGTTCCGCTTCCGGTACGTCCTCCCATTTCTCATAACTTCCTGTGGAAGCGGCGGGAGACGTTCCTACTCCCGCAAGGATCGCTGAAGGACGTACGGCTGCGTTCATCGCATCGAACGTTAGTTTCAGGGACTCGGCCCCCACCGTCTTGCCCAGCGTGATGAAATGATCTTTCTTGTCTGCACCGATCTTGCCTTCGGCGATGGCGGCGTCCACCAGTGTGGTGACACCGGCAAGTTTCAAATTGTCCAGCTCCTTCTTCAGGTTATCCATCTCGGAGACGAGCCGGGCATTGGCGCTCTGGTATTCCAGAAGCACATTGACCTTCTTCTGCACGTCTGTCAGCGTCGCGGCATCCGTGAGGCCCAGCATCAGGGCGACTGCTTTCAATTCTTCATTCATTTGAGGTAATGTTTTTGGATTGTTATTGTTTTTCAACAGCGGAAGGCTGTGCGCACCCTCCTGTCTGCTGAGTCTGAGTTCCTTTCCTTCATAGCTCAGGCGGATATTGTCATCATTGCCGCCGATATCCACCATGCTGTATTCCACCAGGCGGGACTTGGTAACGGTGGGACAGGTCTGCCCGGGTTTGAGCAGTGCCGGATCTTCGGACATTTCCAGTATCTCGAAATTGGGTGATCCCATCCGCAGCGTGCCTTTTTCCCACTGCTGTTTGGCCAGCTTTGATTCTTCACGTACCTCGTCGAAATAAGGCTCACCGGTCATCTCACCGTTCTCCCTGCGTATGTCCTTTATCATTCCGATGATGACACCTCTCTGATGCATCCACAAAAGAATAGGATTGCGCTCGTACTGTGAATAGTCGATACCGTCGGTCTTTACCCACGTACCATACTGGTTTAATGTCTCATTCGATATTCGGATTCTCTCGCCCATAGCATCTGTTTTTTGTCACAAACTTATACCGGAGAGAAAGCCCGTCAAAAAAACTATGCAACCTTTTCTCGCAATTGTGCAGCCTGTACTTCATTGTATGCAACCGCTACGTCATTTTTTTCTATCCGCCCCGGGGATGCGCATCTTTGTCCTGAAAATTAAACGACCGGTATGGCAAGAACAGAACATAAATCAAAGGAAACGGCGAAGGCGCTCTATCTGAAGGGGGTCCCCGTAGAACGCATCCTCGAACTTACCGCAGTAGCGCGACAGACACTCTCACGGTGGGTCAACCAGGAAGGGTGGAAAGAGCTCAAGGCATGCTATGGTATGACACGCGAGGAGATTACGCAGAAGATACTCTCCATTGTTAATGACGCCATCGAAAATCCGGACGAGTACCTGAAGAGAAAGAAGATAGCCGATGACCTGGTGAAGCTGGCCGCCGCCATTGAGAAGATGGATAAGAGTACCAACATCATACACTATGTGGAGGCTTTCATACGGTTCGAAGACTGGCTGATGGAGCACAGGAAGGAATATCCCGAACTGCCCGAGGAGGTGGTGATGATGCTTCACAGGCTGCATGATGACTTTATATCACCATTTTTTATAAAGAAGTAGCATATGACCGAACAGGAAAGAAAAGACGCTTACAAGCGCTGGCTGCAGCAGAGCGAGAGACTCAAACGGCTTACATCGGACAAGCGCATCGAAACTCCGGAAGAGAAGAGACGCAACATTGCCCGTGCACTGAAGGATTACAACTATTTCTGCCAGCGCTATCTGAAGCATTATTGCGAATGTCCAAACGCCAGGTTCCAGAATGACGCGGCCCGTTATCTCTATAACAATCCCAACTGCCGGGCGGTATTCAAATGGCCGAGAGGCCATGCCAAGAGCGTACACCTGGATATAGGCGTACCTCTGTGGCTGAAATTCAACGGCATGCTGCACGTGATGGTGCTTGTGGGCAAGAGCGAGGACAATGCCGATGCCCTGCTGGGAGACCTGCAGATGGAACTGCAGTCCAACCAGTATATCATCGAGGATTTCGGTGAGCAGTATAATGCCGGCTGCTGGCAGGAGGGTGAGTTTGTTACCAAAGACCGCTGTGCCTTCTTCTCACGGGGACGGGGACAGTCTCCGCGCGGGCTCCGGTTCCGCGAGATGCGACCGGACTACATCGTAGTGGATGACCTCGATGATGACGAGATGTGCCGCAGCGAGGCCCGCGTACGGGAAATGACCAAATGGATCAAGGAGGCCCTCTTCGGATGCTTCGGAGGAAAAGGAGGACGCTTTGTCATGGTCGGCAACCTGATCGGCAAGAACAGCGTGCTGCAGAGGATCATCGACAGCCGCACGGTACATACTAGTTCTGTGAATGCCTTTGACAAGAACGGCAATCCTGCGTGGCCTGAAAGATACACTACGGAATACCTCAAAGGACTCGAAGAGTTTATGGGATACCGTTCCTTCCAGAAGGAGTATATGAACAATCCCATTACCGAAGGAGCCGTATTCCAGGAGAGATGGATCAAGTACAGGCGGATGCTCAAGCTGAAATACTATGAAAGCATTGTTGTCTATGTCGATCCGTCGTGGAAGAGCACCGGAAAGAACGACTACAAGGCATGCAAGATGTGGGGGCGGCCGCAGAGGGGACTCAAGACGGCTTCACCCAATGAACTGCACTGCATACGTGCCTTCTGCCGGCAATGCAGCGTGGGTGAAATGGTACGCTGGCTTTATGACCTGTATGAATCGCTTCCGGAGGATTGCGCCGTATCCTTCTACATGGAGGCCAACTTCATGCAGGATACCATACTCGACGAGTTCCAGCGGGAGGGGGAGCAGAGAGGATACCAGCTGCCCATCATGCCGGATACCCGCAAGAAGCCCGACAAGTTCGCACGTATCGAAGCCATATCACCTTTGTGGGAGCGGGGATTCGTGTGGTACAATATCAAATACAAGGATGATGCCGACATGAAGACATCCATCGACCAGACACTCTCCTTCGAGCAGGGAAGCCGGGCGCACGACGACTCTCCGGATGCGGATGAGGGTGCGATCTACAAACTGCAGAAACAGGTGCGTCAGGATACGCTGCCACCCCGCCTTGGGGTCAGGCAGCCGCCTCAGGAAAGATGGTAATCATTTAAATATATCACTATGTATATCACGGAACAGGATTATATCAATATCGGAGAGAATGCCCTGGAGGTTGTCCAGCAAAGCAAACCGGAGAACCGGGAAGCGGCGGAGAAATTCGCCATGGACTTTGCCGCCGGGTATCTGAGGACAAGGTATGACGTGGATGCCACTTTCGCAAAAGAGGGTGACAAAAGAAACATGGCACTCGTCGGATGCCTGACGGACATAGCGCTCTACAGGATGGTGCTCAGTCTGCCATCCCGGATGAGCTGGGAGAAGTATGAGAAACAATACAGCCGGCAGGTGGAATGGCTCGAGGCCGTACAGTCCTCCACAGTGATGCTTGACCTTCCGACCGTTACCGGACCGGACGGAGAGGAGGATTACCACAATCCCATCCGCACAGGCGAGGGAGTCAGAAACAATTATATCTGGTAAGTCATGGGAAATAAAAGGAAAGGAAACATCCCGTTCGGGAACATTGACCTGGCACGCCCGGCGGACCGCCGCAGGGTGAAGGATATGACCGTCAAATTGCAGCTGCAGACAGAAAACCTCACACGTAATGACCTGAAGTCATGGCGGTGGGCATGGCAGCAGGCCATCAACGTCGAGCAGCCAAGACGCAAGAAGCTCTATAATATCTACACGGACGTGGATGTGGACGGACACCTCACGGGATGTGTCGAACAACGGACGGGATTCGTGATGAACAAGGGATTCAAGATCACGGACATGAAAGGAAACGAGATGGAGAATCTCAGGGAACTTTTTGAGGCTCCCTGGTTCAAGGTATGGATGCGGCTCAGCCTGGAGAGCATCTATCAGGGTAACTCACTCATCGAGCTCGGAAAGGTGATCGTGGTGGATGACAAGCCGGTGTTCAGCCATGTCAAACTGGTGCCGCGCACGCATGTCATCCCGGAATACGGCGTAATCATCCGCAGCGAGAACGACACCTGGCAGTCGGGATTCGACTACCGGACGGGACCTGTATCATGGTGGGTAACGGAAGCCGGCGGCACACACGACCTGGGACTCTATCTCAAATGCGCCCTGCAGACCATTCCGAAGAAAAACATGGCCAGCTTCTGGGATATGTTCGGGGAGATCTTCGGCATTCCGCTGCGCATCGGAACGACCACCAGTCGGGACCCGAAGGAATTCGACAAGCTGGAGAAGCTGCTGCGGAATATGGGAGCAGCCTCCTACGGACTCTTTCCGGAAGGCACCACGATAGACATCAAGGAATCCACACGCGGTGATGCCTATAATGTGTATGACAGACGGATCGAACGGTGCAACTCGGAACTGAGCAAGGCGATACTGACACAGACGATGACCGTTGACAACGGAGCATCGCTCTCACAGTCCAAGGTACATGAGAACATGCTGGACAACCTGATCAACAAGGATGCCGACATGATACGTGACCTGGTAAACTGGCAGCTGATACCGCGCATGGCCCATCATGGCTTCCCGGTAAAGGGATGCAGATTTGAATGGGATGACAGCGTGACCTATACTCCCGAACAGCAGGTGGCATACGAAAGAATGGTTATGGAGCATTTTGAAGTAGATCCCGGTTACGTTATTGAAAAGTATCAGATGCCGGTCAAGGCACGCAAGGAAACGACCCAGCAGCTGGTAAAGCCTTTTTTCGACTAGGCCCCGCCGAGTATGCGGGGCTGCATGAGAGGGCAAGACTTGTATACAAAAACGCATCCCTGTCCCTGTCGCAGGAGGAGGAAGAGAATGATACGGTGGAAGTCGACACGTCTTCCGTCGAGGCGGCATTCGTCCTGCTGATGGCATGGCTTCACCGGCAGGAGCAGTTCTCTCCCGAGATGCTGAAAGAGCAGGAAGTGAGGAACTTTATCCGTGAGACCGCCAGGCTGCTGGACAGGGCTGTGGACTATTCCATCCGGGAAGTTCCCCTGGATGAGGTGAGTGTCGAAAGGCTCAGGGAGTCCAACTATGTATTCAGCGGGATAAAGACCTTCCATGAGCTCAATGAGGCGTTTCCTTCCCTGCTGGATGAAAAAGGAAATACAAAGCCGTTTGAACGGTTTTTAAATGACGTTCAAAAAATAAACAATACATATAACGGCTCCTACCTGAAGACGGAGTATAACTTCGCCAAGGCAGCGGCACTGATGGCCGCGCAATGGAAAGATTTTGAAAAGGATTTTCAGGAGGATGGGGACCGTTACAATCTGCAATACCGGACTGCGGGAGACGAGCGGGTACGCAGAAGCCATCAGCTGCTGGAGGGGATCACGCTTCCCCTCACCAGCAAGTTCTGGGACTGGTATTTCCCGCCCAACGGATTCGGGTGCAGATGCGTGGTACAGCAGGTAAGAAAAAGCAAATACCCGCAGAGCGACGAGCAGCAGGCCATGAACCTGGGATCGCAGGCAACCGCCGGCAAATACCAGGAAATGATGCGTTTTAATCCGGGCAGGCAGATGACCACCTTTCCCGCATACAATCCCTATACGCGAAAGGGATGCAGCGATTGTAACGGAAAGGGATCGGACAATGAGCTCTGCCGGGCATGCAGGATCGTGCGTAAGCAGGCGAAAGGAGGAGGAAATGGCTGAAAAGGATACGAAGAAAGTAATTAAGGAACTGCAGCGACGGATCAACCGCTATATCCGCCTTACCCTGAAGGACATCAAGGTGGAAGCCAAGGAGGAGTTTGACCGAAACTTCCAGCGACAAGCCTTTTTCAATGAGAAATGGAAAAGAAGACGGTACGTCCGGGATGAGACCCGGGGAATATTACAGCAGTCCGGCACGCTCCGCAAAAGCATACGGGCCGAGATCATCGAAGGCAACAAGGGGGTGGCGTTTACTTCGTCAGTTCCTTACGCGAGGATACACAATGAAGGTGGAACCATTACCGTTACCCGAAGGATGAAAGGATATTTCTGGATCAAGTACAAAGAAGCCGTAAAGGGAATGGGATATACCCTGAAGGGAGAACTGCGCAGGAACAAGAAAAACCGGGAGCTCTCTTCGGATACGGAATTCTATCGGGCAATGGCCTTAAAGAAGGTCGGCAGCAAAATAGTTATTCCCCGCCGGCAGTTCATAGGAGCACATCCGGATCTGGAGAAGCTGCTGCTGGAAATAGCCAGGGAGAATGTCAAGGAAGTATTTAACGACTAATTATAACTATCATGAGAAGTTTTTTCTTTTTACAGCTCCAGAAACACCTGGAAGGACTGACGGACGATAAGGGAGAGACCCTTGTCAAAACCTATGACCTGTGGAACGAACAGGTGGATTTTATAGAAGAGGAAGAGCCTTTTGCCCGTCCTGCCGTATTCCTTGAGTTCATGCCTTACAAATGGCAGATGCTCTCTGCCGCCACACAGACAGCAACCGTTCCCATCAGGCTGCATGTGGTTACCGATTGGAAAGGTTCTTCAAGGAAGGGAAGCGGATACCAGGAGCAAACACTCCGGCGTTTTGATCTGCTGGATAAACTCAGCGGGCATCTGCATAACTTCCTGGGAAATGACGGCAAAGTATTCTTCGATATGTTCCGGCGTACCGCCAGCGATACGAACCACAATCATGCAGAAGTGATAGAGGATATCGAAGAATATACATTCCGCGTCACGCAGAAGCTCTAGAAAAGGCTCATCTGCATTTCCTTCTGCTTGGAAATGATACGGTCATCCGCACTGGCGTTAATAATGTTATAGAACGTACGCTCACATATCCTGAATTCCGGCCAGATATAGCGCCGCAGGATCTCACGATTGGACAGACCGTCACGAGAGTGCTCGTCATAAATGCGCACGATAGACGACACACGGTGAACATAACTCCGTCCCGGAGTATTCATTCTGGATTTCTTCATACCTGAAAACAATTAAAACAATCTTGAAAAACTTTCTACCTCAATGACAAAAGTAATGATTTCTAGATAAATATCCAATTATAAGGAGGGAATAATAAAAAGCCCTCAACGCTTCGCTGTTTTAACTACCACATTAAAAACAATTATAACGATGCATGTTACCTACACGCTGAGGGCTAAAGTCCTTAACGTAGGTAACATGCATCATTTTAATGTGGTGCACAAAAGTAACAATAAAAATCAAAAGTTTATGTGTAAGAGCGAAATTTTCTTTAAACTGCTCTCCCTGACAGAGGAGGAAACGGAAGTATCCAGAGACAGGATTCTGGGTGATTGTAAGGATATGGAGACTACCGATGCCAGATATGTTCTTGTTACCCTTCTGACCGAAAAGGGATTGTATCCCGACCAGATCGCTACGATGCTTCACCGCACGGCACGAGGTGTACGGCATCTGATATCACGTAACATTACTTCGCCTATGATAGGTATTTATTTGACACGCATCAGGAAGCGCATGGGAAGTGATTTCTCGACAGGTCAGTTGTAGATGAGTATGTTTGCAGTACGGTCGAATAGTGACCGGAACTATAAATACAAATACAACTATGAGTGAATCAAGAACATTTGTTTTCCCTGAAGGGGGAAACTCAGGAGGTGGAACTAACGGCGTTCTGGCCATGCTTCCGGCTCTGATGCAGCAACGAGGTGTAGACCCGAACATCCTGGCCCTGATGGGCAGCGGGAACAACCGTAACGGCAACGGATGGGGAGACGACATGTTTGCCATCCTGCTTCTTTTCATCCTGATGGGATGGGGTGGCGCGGGAGGTCTCGGTGGTGCCCGTGGCGGAATGATGGGTAACGGACAGGGAGGCGTAGTGCCGTTCGTACAGAACGATGCAAACACCGCTGTGATCATGCAGGCCGTACAACGCAACGGCTTTGACATCCAGTCCCTTGCAACCGCACTGAATACCTCTTCCGACGCTGTCATGGCAGCTGTCAACGGACTGGGCATGCAGATCTGCAACATCGGAAACCAGATGGGCATGAATACCAACCAGATCGTTACCGCGATCATGCAAGGTAACAACGCCATCCAGTCACAGATCTGTCAGTGCTGCTGCGAGACAAACAACAACATTACCAAGATGGGCTATGAGAACCAGCTGTCTGTCTGCAACCAGACAAACACCCTAGTGAACACAGCCAACCAGAACACGCTTGCATTGCGTGATGCCGGCACAACCAACACAAACGCGATCATCAGCAAGCTGGATGCGATGCAGAACCAGGCATTGCTCGACAAGATCGATACCCTGCGCGAGAGAAACAGTACGCTGCTTAACCAGCTTTCACAGGAACATCAGAACGCATACTTCGCACAAGTATCGGCACAGACCATTGCTCCTGTCAACGCTGCGCTGAGTGACCTGAGCTCACGTCTGGCCAAGATCGAATGCAACCAGCCCGAAGTGGCAAAGGTTCCGTACAGCCCGGTGGTAGGCATACCGACCTGTGTGGCAGCACAATACGGATTGGGATGCGGCATCGGTCTGGGAGCGGGTAACGGATTCTGGGGTTGACCCGGAGAAAGGAGGTAAGTATGCCATTTCCCTTTCAATTCGTTAACCGGCGCGGATCGGCGGCAATCGCCACATCCGGCGTGAATGTGACCGCAGAAAATGCGGTGTTCTCCTTCCCCAACCACTCTTTTGTCAACGCCTGGTACAGAGGAACTATATTCATTGACCTCAGACAGGCAATCCCCACAGGGACTACAGGCACACTGCCGGTACTCTTTGAAACGAACGGGGTGACACAGGCGGTGACCAAATACGGTGGAGAAGCGCTTACGGTAGCTGACATTCCCGGAACGGGAGTCTATGAATTCTGGTTCGACAGGGCGACAAACACCCTGCAGGTAATGACCGGAGTAGTATAAACTACAGGCGGGAGAAATCCCGCCTTATAAAGAGAAGAAAATATGCCTTTCCAAAATTTAAGAGTAAACAACCAGTTCTATATCCTGCACAAGGACGGAACACCCTTTGTTGAGACGGGATCGGTCGTGGGAGTATCCGCTCCGGTACCCGAAGCGGCACAGCAGCCGATGATGTTCGGACAGCCCATGAGAATGGTGGTGGATATCACCGTAAAGGTGGGAGAACAGACCGTAACCTTTCAGAAGATACCGGCAGGCGCGGATATTGCGGATGCCAATTTTCCGGGAGGAGGAAACATGGTGATCTCCGGATCACGGGAATCGATGAACGCCGAGGTCACGGCGATGAGGACCAGGTCACAGGAGATACTCAAGAGCATAGACTATCACCGCACGGTGGTGGAGTCATGCAACCGGATGATGGAAACACTCAATCCCGAGCTGGCCGAAAGACAGCGGCAGGATGCGGAGAACAAAGCCCTCCGGCAGGAGATATCGGAACTGAAGGCTATGATGGCCGAACTGCTCAAACCTGCGGAAAAGGCAAGTAGTAACAATTCAAAAAAACAACAGACATGATGATGATCGAAATAGAAGACAGTAAGGTCGAGAAGATGAGCGACTACGCTGAGAAGATGCTCAAGTATGGAGGAAAGCTCATGCAGTGCATCGAAGAGATCTCCGAGAGCAGAGGCGGCATGGGACAGCGTAATGACTACGATGACTATGACGACGAGTATGACGACATGGGACAACGTGGCGGATACGGCGGCTATGGAAATCGCGGCGGATACGGCGGCTATGGGAACCGTGGCGGTGGATACGGAAACCGTTATGGCGGGGACATGGGACAACGCCGTGGAGTACCGGGAACGGGAAGATACTCCAGATACCGCTAATTGTTTAACTCTTCGGGATGGCGGACAGACGTCATCCCGTTTAATTTGAATACACTATGAGCAAGGTAAAGGAACCTCTTGATACATATGACGACCGTCCCAGGGAAATGACGGCGTATCTGAAGAATTACGGCTGGCACTTCAACAAGAAGCTGTGCGAATATGCCGTATCACTCATGCGCAGGATGAATCCCGCAACAGGGAAAAGTGAAAGGATCGAGCCGCTGAGTAAGGACAAGGTCGACGAGCTGTTGGCAAAGAATGGCGTAAGGGTGGAAAACAACACACTCTACGACTATGTGTATGTGGCCAACATGGGAAAGGCAGACTACCTGAAGTCTTCCGTTACGGATGATGCACACCTGGCACTTTACGTAAAGGACACCATCGATGATTTTGATGCGCCCGACGGAGTGGTGATGTGCATGTGGTATGCGAAGATGTGCCGGGCAGGCGAACCGATCGAATGGGATGAGATGCTATGATCCGGCAGCAGTTCGACATAAGCAAATACGACTGGAAAGTCGAGGTATATTATGCCGTGGACTGTTATTACACGGATGAGATCATGGGAAGACTCTATGATATCGGATGCCGGGGAGATGACCTGCAGACGGCTTATGAGAACCTGAGTTCCGGAAAGCCGGATACAGGACTCACCTATTCCAATTACGGCACACGTCAGACGGTAATGGTCATAGGCATCACCTCTTCCGCCGCACAGTTTCAGAACTCTTATGACCACGAACGCAAGCACCTGGAAGCGCATATGGCGGCAGCGCTGGGTATTGATCCGTGGGGAGAGGAGATCTGCTACCTTTCAGGGGAAATCGGACAACTGATGTTCGAAAAGGCAAAGCTGATGCTGTGTGACTGTGATTGTTGCAAACATAAAAAACAGAAACTCATATGAAAAGGAAAGAATTTAAAAAAGCAATCAAAAGTGCGACACCACTGGAAAGCCTGTATGCACTTCTTCCTGAGAAACAGAAGGAGAAATTCAAACAGTTTGCCGCCGGATTCGGATTTACCGAAGAGCAGATAAAAAGAAGACTGGAAGGAAACAGATAGTCTTCATTAAAAAGGACTGACTTTTCTTATATATAGATAACGGGTGCTACAGCTGATCTGCCGGGCACCCGTTATTTTGTTCCTATTTTATTTGTTATTCGTTAATCACAAAAATAAGTTAGCTCAAAAGTCGTATCGGTAAATCGCCTCATACGAGGCATGTGCGGGTTTTCGTAAAGATTGAGTTTCGCATATATTTCACCACTGGTCATATTGGGATGTTTTCCTTTCAATCTAACAATGGTGTGACCACCGGAAACAACTCGTATATAACCAAATTCACCATCCTTCAACTCATTAAAAAGCTGTTCGTCTGATTTATATTGATATGTAACCGAAGTTTGCTTTTTAGCATATTCTTTCAAATACTCATTTTGCTCATCCTCTGCACTCCATCCACATACAGGGCAATACTCTGTTTGTGTAGTACAATAGCTACAAGGAGGGTTTATATGGCAGGAACAACAGCCTTCTTTTTCTCCTTCTTCGATTATTCCAGTACATCCATTCCGGTTGCACATTTCTCCTTTTTTTGTTCCACTATTTTGGTTCATTTCTCTATTATTTTGAGTATTTATTCTTCGGGGAATAATCCATCTGAAAATTTTATTAACGCTTCAACTTTTCCCAACTCAATCTCATAAGCATAAAACTCTTTATCAATAATCTCCATGAGCTCCTGAAAATCATTTGTATTATAATTCTGCTTTATAGATTCAACTACGTTTACTCCATCCGAAAACCAATCGGGATTAAGCTCTTTTAGCTTTCGCATAGCTGTTGGAATTTGATGTGTATAAAGGTTTTCGGAGAATATGAAATTTAGCATTTCATATACATCATCCATTTTTGTTGATAACCTCCCATCTAATATGGTAAAAGCCTTTTTAAGTGACACTCTCATTTTATTTCTCCTTTCTCTTTAATTCGTTACCATTTGTACATTAATTTTTTCTTCAAACTCCGCAATGATACAGTCTGCATCACCGCCATGTACCCAATTCTCTAAAACGGAGGAAAGGATTTCAATTGCTTGTTCTTTCTCCCATTTTGCGCCAGCTTTAAATCCGGACTTATAAATAACTTGTCCAACTATATTATATCCTTCAGCTCCTTGTTTAGCGGCTTCTTCTAATGTCTGTTTCATATTAATTTTCATCTAATTTTATCAAATCCATTTTACTGACAGCCTTTAAGACTCTTAGAATGTCCTCCTGAAAGTCTATGACTCGTTGGTCACGAACACTCTTCTTTAACTCTATCAGGGATAACTCCTGCATTCTTATCAAAGATGGAATGTCATAAACCAACTCAAGTATAATTTCTTTCTTATTAGAATTCTTCATATTTCCTCCTTTCTTATTGTTATTGGTTAATTATTACATACCCTAATGAAACCATCATGGATAGAACTACTATAAAAAGAGTACCTCTCAAATATTTCTGGATGGTTGTATGATCCATCGTAATCATGCCTAAAAAACAGACAATCGCTTCAGCAATAAGATGTAAAAGAATTATTTTTATTACTATTACCTCGCCCATAATTGATTTGTTATTATTTAATCCTCTCATATTTAAGTCCAAAACACCATCTTATCATTAGTCTTTGAAACCAATTTAATGGCTTGTAAACTGGGATAATAGATTGGGTCGACTTATGAACAAGTTTAGCTATCGCTTTGGGTTGTTCTATATATTCTATTTCGCTCATACTTATTCTTGTTATACGTTAAACTCTATTTTCTGTTGCAGTACTTCGTCTGCATAATATTGGTCAAAACCTTTATCGCTTATCCACCAATAAAAGCCAAACTCTGCATCGGTAAAGTTGTGGTTGACATATTCGGCATCAATCAACTTTTGTATGGTCTGAATCCATTTACGTTTCACATGGGGGAAGCGCTGATAATCTTTTAACTTCTGCTTATAGTTAGACATTGGGCAGAGAATACATCCGATGCGCTTATAGCCTTCATCATACAACGAGCAATGCTCTATGCTATTCCCATTCAAAAACTGCCATACGTCCCTATCAGTCCAGTGAATTATCGGAGAAACAAGTATCTTATCCTTTCCTCCCACGCAAGTAACCATCTTTTCTTTGTGTTCAGAGAATTGGTCGAAGTTGCCGCTAAATTTGTGACCGCTTATTTCAATCTCTTCACGCTTAGAGCGCCGGACGCTTTCTGCTTTTCTAATGCCAATCAAGGTAACCTTGCCAGCACCGGACATCTCTTTATATTCAGCGCAACACCAACGGATTGTTCTTGTAGGTAATAAGTGTTTTTTTTTAAAGCCATATCATAGATAGACATCTTTGGTTTAATCAATTCCACATCCGGGTAGTTCCGTTTTACAAAGCGGATAACTTCGGGTGGATCGATGCTCGTAAGGTTCATGTGAGCCTTAAATTTTACTCCTGCCATCTTCGCAAGGTGATAAAGGACTTGGCTATCCTTGCCACCGGAGAACGCTAAGTAAAAGCCATCCTCCGGGTCATAATCAAGTGCCATCTGTTCGCATTTACGAAGTAAGGCTATGGAATAATCTATCTTAGATTGCATCTTCATTTAATTCCTTTCTATTCTTATTAAGAGTTAGTAAATACTTTTGTGTGTTCTTCACTAAAAAAAAAGAGATGGGAGCATCAAACCAATATTTACTGAATACAGTGACTACAATTTTTCCTTCGTCATTTGTTCGGGCTTCTGATGTTAACACTCTGTCCCCACTTTTTAATATTATCCCAAATTCAGGATGGATAACATTCCTATTTGCTGTCCTATAAAACGTTTTCATTTAATTTTTTTCTGATTGTATTAGTTAATTAAAATGGTCTTGTATTCCAATAGTTACGCCAATGCCCGAAACAATCACATCGGTTTCCGTCATTTTCCTTACGAACAAAAGCTAGATTGTTTCTATCAATCAATGGCTTATTGTAAGGGTATTGTTTG